TTCCTCAATCAATTCCTCAATCAATTCCTTTCTATCCATTTCCTTGATTGGTTTGATACCGAATATCTTTACGTTTTCATTCTCGTTTGTCACTCGCTTTCCTCATCCTCACGATTCTTAGTTGGTAATTGCTGGAATGGCGGATTACTCACACTCATTCGAGCCGTACGCGCTCCTAGGGGATTGATACTCGGGTGCACCCTGCCGTTAACATCTAGGTCAGCTAGCATGTGATCGGCGTAGCTAGACTTACGTTTCTCTAATTGCTTGGCCAGCAATACACAGCGACTGAAGTCACGTACTTCCTCACTGTCCACTGTGGACCGAATTTTTCTTAGTATGCCCGCATCCGTCTTTAACTGCCCCGTTTTTGTGCGCTCTGTTAACTCAACTCCAAGCGCCATAAGGGTTTGTGCTAGCTTCTGTCCACTTTGGATATTGGCACAACCGTATTCGGCTGCCCGCGCTCTGTAGTGCTCTGCCCGATTAAGAAATGCGCTAGAAAGTCGCGTTGTGTAATCAACATCGATTGGTAAACCTCGCCGCTGTAGCCTGTCACAAGCATTCGCGACTCGCTTATCGAATTGGTACAACTCATAAAAGTGTCGGACAATCGGTTGAAATTCTTTCCAGACCCTATAGGTAATGAGGGGATCGACTCCTGCATAAGCGATGTAAGCAGGGTGTCTAGAGTCAACCAATCGCCATCCTTCAGAGAGCTTTGCCTTACGCATTTTTTGCTGGCCCTTGCGAGGGCCACTCTTGTAAACTTCGCCTGCAATAGGTATTTCGATAGTTTTAAATATCTTCTTAAGCTCAATCTCCCACTTACTAGCGCTTTTGTCGATGTAATGATTGGCCAATTCTTTAAGTCCGTGACCAATTCCGCCTTCTTTTCTATTCCGCGAATCGAAATGGTGCGAGGGAATATGTGTCTCTGCACAAATGATTCCTGTTTCATAGCCGAGATAAGCATCTATGCATCGGATATCGTGGGGTCCGTTGTGTCCAATCCATTGAATGCGTTGCTTACATAGCCAACCGACAAACCGTCTAGCGCTAGCGGGGACAACGTAAGCGACATTGGCATTTCCAATTTGGGTTGTCCGCAACATCCATTGTGGATGATATGGATTGAGTCCCGTTGATTCTGTGTCAATCCCAAGCGCTCGACTAGATCGCACGAAATCAGCAATTTCCGATAAGTCACGTCGGGATTCGGGGTAGTTGATTTGTATTCGTTCATCGGCCAGCCAATCGTTAATCCTTAACACGTGGATAACCCATGCATAGATTTGAATTGCAATAGTAATTGTGGGTTGTCGCGCTGTAACGTTGCCAAATGTGGCAATGGGGCCAGTCAGTAAAGAGCACTATTGTCGGGAACTTGCCAACTATTCTCGGGGCGTAGACTAATCCTTTGATTCTCGTCATTGTACTTACGTAGTCTCCTAGGACTTAGGCAAATAGGCTCAGAGTCAGCCATTCCAGCATAACGCCGTATTTGATTCTCTGACCAAATCAAATATAAATGGCGAGCATCAATCAAGCCTCTAATACGTGGCATTTACTTCCATCGACTCTGCTAACTTAAGCCAATGCGATTCCATAATGGGTTGGACATCAGGATTACGTAAGCCAAATGATGTATGAATCATCGGGCATACATGCATGAGCTGTCCGGTTATCTGACTTGTTTTAAGAATTTGCTGCCCTGCTACTTTGAGAATCGAAATGTTTTTACCAAGAATCGCTCTGAGTGCGACAGAGCCAACCGGAATAATGATAAGTGGAGAGCCTACGGCTGCCCATTCTCTCATTAGATAGAGCTTTGCCGCATCGATTTCTTGTGGTGTAGGTGTGCGGTTACGAGGTGGACGGAATTTAACGGTATTAGTTAACCAGCAATTAGCACCTGCTGTAGGCGGACTGTCTCTACCATCATCGTACTGATCTTCAGTATCTAAACTAGCAAGCGCCATTAACCGCCTTAGCATGACACCCGCTGGCCCTACGAATGGCCTGCCTTGCATTTCCTCCTGAGCGCCTGGCGCTTCGCCTACGATGAAAGCCTTAGGATTGTCTCCCTCACCCGGAACAAAGCGCCTAGATAAATGCTTGAATGCGCTATCGTTCTGTTGCTCTAGAGCTTGTGTTTCGAGCGAATCGAAATCAATCATCTCTGCCAACTAAGAATTCATGATTAGGCGGTTGATCATATCCGCTTACGTCAATAGCAGGAACAAATCGCTCGCCAGCAATTACCCATCGGAAAAAGCCGATTAGGAATCCTTCCTTGGTATGCACTGGACAGTCTAAAGCAGCCTCACCCTTGCGCACGCGACGCTGACCCTCAGGCTTATTTTCGTCATCCGGGTGCACAATCCATTCGCATTTACAAATACGATTGGTGCGCTCTGCCTCAATGAGCCGAACGTACTCAGCAACCAAATCAGGCAGCCGACTGGAATTGATATAGATATGAGCGCCTTCCTTGGGTAAGCCCCAATCATCGGCATCTTTTAAACTCATATCGATGGGCTTAAATAGCGGCTCAGTCATTTTTCATTTTCCTTTGTCCGATGTTGACAGTCACACCACGTCTTACCCTTGATTTTTGCTTCGCATGTCTCGTGAAATTCTTCCGTGCAATCCTTACAAATGAACGGCATTCTTCCTCCGAACACGAAACATGACGGGTAGCCCCACACTACCCGCCATGCTCTACAGTGGACTGTCTATTGTGGCTTAAGCATTTTCCTCATCATGCGCCGCACGCCGAGATTCCGTGTAGACCTCATTACCAAATGCAGGGTCGGCAACGATGTCAGCCGCTACCTCAGCCACGTCAACATCGATATGCGCTGTAACATCCTGATTCCATGCGTTGCACAGCGCGACAATGCGAGCGTACGTCATCTTGATTCGTACGTTCTGCGCATCGGCTGGTAAGGAAAAGAATTCCGTTCCCGTCAATCCGAAAGGACCATTAGGAGTAAGCAGGACTTGCCCCGTCTCAGGAATTACATTACCCACAATGTCAACGGTTCCCGCTGGCACAGACAACGCGGTAAAGATCATATCAGGGTCTCCTAAAGTTTTGTATTGTGGTACGAGTGGAGGGGCAACGCTATCCGTTAATAGCAGAGTGAAATTCCTGCGACCCTCAGTATTCCGCCACCATTCGATATGTGTATGAATATCGACGGTGTCCGAGGTACTGGTTTCAACGCCTGAGAGAGCATCGTACCGCCGTTTGTTGCCAGCGGTATTCATCCAATTGATTCCACGAATCTCCGGAATGTGACCAGCCTTGACGTGATTAGCCAGCGTGTTAGACCACGCAATAGCCTTAGCTCGGCCACCAATCCGCCACGCTAGCGTTACGTCCATTGCCGACGCGGTATCGCCTCCTACCCTGTCTCGAATCTGACGAGTCGAATAGTCGGTAGTTGGGTAATTCCCGCGATTCTTAATTGTCTGAACACCTAAATGATAACCGTTGTCGTGAGCATCATCGCCTACGATACCAATTTCGGCAGGGTCGGTAACGCCAGTCATGGCCATAAGCTTATGACGCAAATCTAGAAGATCAGACGGTGCATTCGTCAATTCATTACCTCCTATAGCAAACGCCTTGCTGTGTAAAATGAATAGACAGTCTGAACCATAATCCTCCCATGACCACTAGACGCCACAATCATTTTGTTACCGCCGAGATAGATACCGACGTGGGATGACGTGGGGAAAATCAAATCCCCTCGTCGTAATCCATTTCGACTGACTTTAATGCCTCGCCTTAAGAGCGTTCCTGTGTAATGCGGAACGGTAATACCAATAGACCTAAACGACGCTACTACCAAACCCGAGCAATCAAACGAGCGCGGTCCGGCTGCTCCCCAAACATAGGGCTTACCTCGCTGGCTCATGGCAAAGGAAATCACACGCTCCACTTTGGACGGTACGACTGTCGCATGTGGAGTAACAACGGCTTTCCGCTGTAGGGAGCGAGATGAACGCTCTACCGTCGACGGAACGTCCACTTTGGACGGATCAACCTTTGCAGTGTCAAGCGGCAGGTCAAATGTGTCAGTCAATGCAGGAATCAAAGGAGCGCTTAAAACCTCAACCCTAGGGGAAGTGTGAAAGATTCCCAACTCAACTACAAAACTGCCTAACAGTCCAATTAGGAGGATGACGAGACAATCAACTAAAATGCTCGGCTTATTCCATGAATGCGTTTTTGTATATCGATGGCTCGGAATGTCATGAGGCTGACCAACGTAAGTCGAGTAAAGCGAATCGTTAAATTCGATTACTTCAGTTTCGGTACTCACCAATTATCCAATGTTTGTAGGGAAGCGGGGCACCATTCAAAAGGAAGGGGGGAGACCAATTGAATTCGTGGTTATTTGATATTAGCGATACTGCACCGTACGCGCTAATACCCCGCGCTATTCCTTACTTGCCTGAGCGCCTGATAGCCTCGCGAATTTGTTCGAAGGTATGACCTTTACTATCCTCATCGGGTAGTAGCTCGGCCATTTCTACCAGCCAGCCAGCGAATCGGTATGCGCTTTGCCTAGTACGGAAGAGAGGTACATCACGGATGACAGGAGAGATGTATTTACCTCTGCCGATTTGTGTCATCGAATGATTGGGTAGGTTCTCACCAAAACCAATTGCATATTCATTCGTAGCGTCTACCTCATCGAAAGGCTTATTACCTTCCTTTTCGGCTAACGCATGAATGTCATCAAATTCGCCTGAGCGCTCAGCCATTAGAAAGGCTCATCCTCCGAATCCTCGTCGTCTAATTCATCCTCGTCAATTTCCTCGTCTAATTCGTCGTCTTCCAAATCCTCGTCGTCAAAGTCTTCCTCTGCCTCAGCTTCCAAAGGACCAACCCAACCAACATCGCGACGACTACCGCCTTTACCGTCGTCAGAGTCCTTTAGCTGACCAAGGATTACTTGCTTGCCATCGTTACGCCAATTGCCAATACGCTTAATATTCCCTTCCTCATCCGTGATTGTCTTATTCACGAAATCAGATTCAGAAACGCCGAGTGAGTCAAGCACGGGAACATAAGCGAATTGGCTTTTGTCAGTGACAGAGCGGAACGTCATGACGAAATAGCCAGCGTATTTCTTCTCTTCTTTGCTCTGAGGCTGTAGCTCTAAGCCGACTCGCAACTGAGGATTCTTTTCCTGTGTGCCAGGAACGTATTTAAGTTGCTTGATTAGCCACTGGTAGACCGCTCCGGTCGGCGGTAGGGGGCCACGGTAGGGAGTGAATTGCTTGGAGCGGTCGAATTTCCTTACATCACTAACGCTAACTTCCCAATTGGCTCTAGGCACTTACTTTTTCCTCTCCGTCAACCATTGCAATTAGTTTCGGCATTGTAGGAAAGTCCACATAGGAGCCAAAACTATTAAACTTGTCACCACAAATATATCTAACTTCCTCCTCTTTTGAATTGTGCCGTTCCGGGCTCTCAAACCACAACCGGCGGTTAATGTATGATTTACCGGTTCGCTTATTTCGAAGTCGTTTCTTTTCGTAATAACCGGTAGCGTCCATTAGCCCGCTAATTGCATTTGCCGTTTCGGTCACCTTCCCTTGAATACCAGGGAAAACTAATAGCTCGCCATTCTCGGTTAAGTCGGTACGGTAGGCATGAGCCGTAACTAGCAGATTAACAGGCATGTCTACCAAGCGAGGAAACCACGCTTTAAGGAAGTTTTGCGTATTGAAATAATCTGGCCTATCGGGCAGATTGCGATGCTGCCTCTTTTCGGGATTGATGTCAAATGCCTCAGCAGCGTAACCCAACCGGAATCTATCTTGCATTGTGGTTACGCCATCTAGGATTAACCAATCAAGCTTGCGGTAGCGCTCTCTATATTCGAGCCATTCAACCGCAGCCCACGCGGTAGCTGTATCGGCAATAACCCTTGCATGGCCTGTAGCGCCTTGCCTAGCGGCTGATTTGTAGCCTGGCTCCCCAACTAGCCAGAAGCACTTACCCGGACACGTGCCAGCTAGGACCGTCTTACCCGCGTTGCTGTCGCCATAGACAAGAATGTTTTTTGATTCCGCTTCTGATTCGAGCGCAATAATTGCCGCTGCAAAATCAGACATCGACATTTCAGAGCGCTCTGTCCGCACTCGGCTAGAACGCCTGCCCGCTGTGCTAGCCACGTCGGATAGCTAATTCGTTCGCGCGCTCTGCATGCCACTTAGCAAATTCAGGCTTTAGCCTACGCTCGCCATGTCGCCGGTATTTACCTTTGACGGGTGACTGTTGCTGAATGAACGCCATAGCTTTACAGAGCCGAACCATTTTGTTGTGTTTGCCATAGCCTGGCCTAAATAGGTTGTCCATTGTGGAAATTCGTGTCACGGGTTACCCCATCTCAAAACTAGTAATGTCCTCAGTGGACTCTCCATATTGGAGGTACGGGTTTTCACGTCGGTACATCACACGTTCCATTTGCCGAATGTCAATTCCCTTTTCCTCTGCCTCGCACATTCCAAAGAATTGACAGAACTTAGGGCAGGCTTTGGAAGGCGTTTTAGGGAGCATGGCAGGGTCTAGCATTTTTTCACGCAACATTGTGGTTAGCGTAGTAATGAGAATTGTTTCAGATTGAATTCTCATCAGTGCTATCCGCTTGGCTGGCTTAGTGAGAGTTATCAATTTCCTTACGAATAGCGGGGCAGGCTGCTTTTTCGAAACAGTACCATTCTTGTTAAGCGCTTGACCTTTCTCATTCGTCATTCGCTCATCAGGAATTGCCTTACGTAAGAAATTGTAAAGAATTCCCTTGACTGTCTCAGTGCGACCGATAGCGCCTATCTTGCGTAACGCTTGCTCAGCCATCACACCATACGGGCGCGCCTGGTCATCCATCGATAAATGGTCTGTCTGAATTGAGCCAGCCGTTTTATTTTCGAGTAGTAACACATTCCCATCAGGGTCACGGAAAACCATATCTGGTTTCAATAAATGGTGTGCGACTATCTCACCCTCAGGATTCCCAATACTGAAATCGAGCGGTATCTCTGCCCCGATTACATTGACGAATTTATCGTTACCGTAGTGCTCCTGATAAGCGCGACACATGATCTCACCAAGCGCAATTAATTCTTCCGCCTGCTCTAGCACGTAGTCAGGTGCGTTGTTTGTCTGCGCCCACAATAGCCAATTGTCAGCGTAGATTATGAACCATTCCGCCAGCGAGGTAGGGCTACGTTTCAAGCCTGGCTCATACCAATTAGCTAGGGCCTCATGTACCCATGTGCCTAGCTCCATTGGCCCTACCGTGATCGCCTTAGGCACCAAGCCTCTACGCCACTTCCAATACCATTTCTTAGGGCAGCGTTTATAGTCCATTCGTTCGTGCGATCGAATTAATGGTAATTCGCTCATACTCTAACCCTTAATACCAATGGCCCCCATTCCCGGGAGGTATAGGAATGAGGGCCATTGGCGCTATTGAATTACCTACTCGCGTGCTTGCGGTAACGTAAGTGTGCTAGACGTTCCGATGCTCCGCTGCTTTTCTTGTTCGTCTACGTGCTCCGCTAATACGTCAACAGGAACAAAGTAGGCAATGTATTCTTTGCCTTCCTCCAATTGCACTGTCGGGTGTAGCACAGCAATTAAATTGAATGTGGGATTATCGCTTGGCACTGCCCATGGATGAGAATGCACATTATCACTCACGAGGAATTGCGCGTGTAGTGTGCTGTCCTCGTCAACGCCTTCTGTCAAACTAGTAAGACGTAAACGTGGTCCCCACACTGCAATTCCCGGAATCGTGTATTCCGATTTCGACTCATCCATGATTAGAAAATGAAATCGTCGTCATCCGTTGTGGCAGCCTTAGCGCTACGGGTAGCGCGCTTTGCCGGGGCAGCCTTGGCAGGAGCAGTCTTTTTAGCCGGACGTCCACGACGGGCAGGAGGGGCAGGAATTTCTTCCTCTTCCTCATCTTCCTCGTCGTCTTCCTCTTCCTCGTCGTCATCCTCAGAATCGAATTCGTCGTCTTCCTCATCGAATTCGTCATCTTCGATTTCGTCGTCTTCCTCGTCGAAATCGTCATCGTCTTCTACCTCTGGCTCTGGCTCAGCCTTACGAGTGCGCTTGGCAGGAGCAGCCTTAGCAGGCGCAGCGTTGCCCTTAGGGCCACGCTTGGCAATACCATTCTTCTCTCGCCATTCCTCCAAGTAATCACTTTCCATGAAAGCTGGCCGAGAGGCAGTCGCGATAGAAACGCCAGCAAGGAACGCTGCCCGCTTACTAGTTGCCTCATTAGGCTCGTAACCAACCTCGGTCACAATCCACTTGGCAAACGCCTTGTGGTAATCGGTAGGCTCCTTTTCGGCGTACACCGTGACATCAGCACCCTTCTTAGCAGGGGCAGCTTTAGCAGCGGTACGAGTAGCAGCCGTAGCCTTAGTGCGGTTGGTAGAGCCCGGGGGACGTCCACGACGGGCAGGAGCGCTTGCAGCCTTGCTTACGCGGCGAGTAGTCGCCATTGTTTCCGTATCCTCTCCTAGGTTTCCGTGTCCACTGTAGACGACGGACGGAATAGCCAACCTATCCGGTTGACCAATTGTTGTCAAATCGATAGGCCATTTTCAGTTGTGGCTTAACTCCATTACGTGTTGCATGTAATCTACTCCGCGTCTGGCGTCTAGCAGCCGGTGGGTATCCGCAATCATTTCTTGATTGACGAGAGAAGTACCCACGTCCACGGTATCGAGTGATCTGAGGTAGTAATACATGCAAGTACGCGGATTGCTGATTCTGTGAATTCTATCCTCAGCCTGCTTTTGCTGATCTGGAATACGTGTCTCGCTTGGGAATATCATTCGGTCGGCAGAGTCAATTGTGATTGCCGTTCCGCCTGCCTTGACATTCAGCATCATGATTAATTGGTCATCGGAATTGTTAAATCTATCGATGATGCCTCGCCGCTTGTGCGACGGTGTCTTACCTGAAATGCCAGTGCAGAGCCGATTGCCTGGCTTAGTTTTAAAGTGAGCCTCAAACCCATGAGCAAACGCTCTGAGAATTCCTGTGTAGAAACTTACAATTACGACTTTGGTGATCGGATTATTAGGGTAGCCCCACTCTTCTAAGCTCTCCGTAATCCAATCGAATTTGTTCGATGGCAGTTTCGGAAAATAAACATCCTTGGGAATTCGCCTGCCTGCCTCAGCGTCCCATCTCATTTCCGTACGAATGTCACCGTAGCATGTCGCCAATTGTTTTAAGCGGGTCAATTCCGCCAGTGCACCTAACGGCTCTAATCTTCCGCTTTCCAATTCCGCCATGCTGAGCTTTTCGATTTGCTCGTAAGCGCGGCGTTGCTCATCACCCATTTCGAGCCATACGCCCACCGGCGAATCCCTGTCGTCAGGATTGAGCGGCGAGCCTACATGAATCTTAGGCGGTAAGTCGGGAGCTACCTCAGCTTTGGTGCGTCGCAGAGCAATTGATGTCAACGAATCCCATAACATTTGCTCTCTATCCTTACGGAATTCGCCAATTTCAAATCCCGTATAGCCACCCTTTTGCCAATATAATTCCGCCCAACGATGGAACGCGGAATACGTGACTGGCGCTAACCAATTGAGCGTGCCCCATAATTGGTGTGGCTTGCTGTCGAATGGCGTTCCGCTCATGGCAATTCGTTTACCGTCGCCACGAACCTTTAGCATATCCAAACCGCGTCGGCGTTGTGTGACTACACCTTTCCGCCGAATGAGGTTCTCATGTGATTCGTCAACGATGATTGCCCCCCATTCGATTTCAAACAGTTTCGAATAGCTCGGCTTGGTAATGCGCTTGGTGTCGTCATCTTTCATATGTCCGCAATCAAGGCGCTTTTGATTTCTATTGCCTTCAGTTGTGAGCTTTCGGCACTTAGCGCATTTCCACCATGAGGCAACCAAAACAATTTCAGGGTGCACGATTAGCCACGTCTTAGGGCCATAGCGGGTAAGTGCTATCTTGTGCTCACGCTGGTAGCGCAACTGAGGCAAGATAATGGCTCTATGGTCCGGTGGGAGCCAGCGGATTATTTCTCGTCGCCAGACGCTGTCTGAGGCTGTCTTAGGGGCAACTACCAAGTAGGGTCCGGGTACCTCAGCCTCTAGAATTCCACCCATAGCAATAAGGGTCTTACCTAAGCCAGGGTCATCGGCTACCAGCGTTGCTTCATTCTCAGCTACGAAGCGTACGCCTACACGCTGGTATTTGCGCTTACGCATTGCCTCATACAATTTCGGAGCGGCGGTAGGCAACACTCCTAGTTTTGTATTCTTGGCAGCGGAGAGCTTTGCCATATAAGCGCGGCTCTCCACAACCGTTTTTGCCCACCGTTTTAATTCGATACCTAATCGCAAGCTACGGCCGAATTTCTCGCGTAGCAATTTGCACGTTTCTAGATTGAGTGGCACTGTCCAATATCCGGCGACAGTCTGATAGGCACCTGGAATTGTGGTCTTCATTCCGGTTAATGGCCGATCGGAACGAACCTCAATCCGCCTGCCTTTCTTCTCAATGTAGATCATGCACACTCCGAGAAAATGTCACCGTAACGGGTTAACCAATTCTGCAATTCGATTGTATTGATGCCCATCATATAAGCGCTGTAACAATGGTCGAATTCGTTTTGCAAGTACTGCCGTTCGTTGTGGTAATAGGGGTAACCGCGTCGGAACATCGGTAACCCTACTCGATTCAATTTCCGATTCTTGGTTATGTCAGCGTATGTGCATGGCATAAATGGCTCAGCCTGGCACGTGGGGCATTGAACATCCATTGCATATCGAGCCTCCTAGGCACCATAGCGGACGATAGAAACTAGTAGGTCAATTGCTGGCACTAGCACAATCGAATAGACCGCACTGGCGACTACCATTTTCCAGCCTGGCCAGTACCTCAGAAGGCTATGAGCGCGAGGATAAGCCCTGCTACGAATGCGAGCGTGCCTAGGATGTACACCCCGCAACCCTTCCCACGATGCCGACCCCCCATTTAAAACCTCCTGTAGGCCATTAGGATTGCAATCGCTCCCCACGCGAGGATGAGGAGTGTCAATAAGAGAAACCACTTTCCGCCACCAATGAAATAGCGCGACTTTCGGAATTTGTGTAATCCGTGATTGCCGCTATGAATTTTACTCATTGTCATCTCTATGCATTTGGTCGTCAGCCACGAGCGCGACGAGTAGCAGAATGCAAATGAGCAGTACCCAATTCATCGCCCATACCAAGCGATGCGTAAGCCCAGTAGCTCAGCCTGAGCAATGGCTATCTGCCGACAATGAGCCGCTTTCTGATGGCGGAACGTTTGTAACATTTCCATTGCTGCGCCAGAATCAGTAACCAGCTCAAAGTCATGCGTCCATTTGTTTTCGTACTCTTGCCAAGTCTCCCTTGACATCGCTATTGCGTTGACGATATCGGCGAGAGCTAGTGAGAATTCCTCAGGGGATTGAATTTCAAAGTCCGTCGTCATTGTTCTCGGACCTCCCAATGCAATTTCCAATTAGGGTGCGTCGTGTTTGCCATTTCAACCGCGCGCTTGCCCTCAGGAGTGTTTTGAACATTGGCAGTGCTTGCCTTGCTATAAATTAAAACCCATTCCTGACTCGCCGGATTTTGCGCCCAAAGCATGTGCAGCTTCATTCCGCAGTCTCCAAATACTTATGATCTTCGCAAGCGTAAACGCTCTCGCTATGGCCTGTGCCCCTACCCTCACGCCATTTAGTTACCGATGGTTTGGGGCACCAATCGCATTTGACGGGAATTGGCCATTTAGGAATTGGTCCCTCGTTATTCATTTAGCCTACCTTAATCAATGCACCAAGGCGGAAGGCGCGCATACGGCCGGAAATACCGTCACCCTGTCTCGTGTAGTCCACGAATTTAACGATACGGTCGGCAGGAGCCTCATCCCCATTCCCCGCGTAGCTGTGCTCAATGACGATTTTGCTAGTGCCGATCACGCCCGATTCCGTGTTGCTGGCAAGCTTATTCCACCAAGTGACTTTCATGCCAGAGAGCGCCTTAATCAATTCGCTGTCCGTCATTTCGTCAGTGTCGAATGTGAGCTTGCTCTGAGGCATGCCATTATTCGATGGTTTGTTAACATCCCACAATTGGTAAGTCTGGCTAGTCAATTCGCCATCATTGAAAATGAGGAATAGGGTTTCCTCGCCACGCGAGCAAGTCAGGGTCGCACCGTTGCCCTTAGCTTTGCCGGTAGCTATCCACCCCTGAGCTTCTAACTGAGCCTTAGCCGATTGCGCTCTAGGCAGACTAGCGTTACCAGACGAACGGCCGTTAGGAGAGCTCTCAGGTGCCTTGTTTGGTGCTTCTGAGGCTGACTCCTTTAGCGTCGCCATGTACTCCTGACGCATACGCTCGCCAGTGTCCGTCAAACCATTACTAGGTGCCTTGCTGCGAGGCTTGCGTCCATAGACCTCAGGATGCCGCTTGGCAACTGAGGCAGCAATTTCTTTACCAGCCTTAACGGATTTGCCATTCCCGCTAAATCGAGTGCACACATTATCGGGAGAGCATTTAACGGGTGGCCTGCCACGCTTAGGGATAACTTCGAACGTGCCGCCATGCTCGCGACACTGTAGGGTCTTTTTCATTTCTGTTTCCTCCCATTGTTGTCATGCCTAACGGTAATAGGCACGCTTGGCAGTACGGATACCAACCCACAAGCTACCGACAGTGCCCCCTATGGGATTCGAACCCATACTTGACCGATTTTAAGTCGGTTACCTCTGCCATTGGGTTAAGGGGACTCACGAGAGTATCGGCGAGTAAAAGCACGATACCCCCGCGCTTGTGCTAATGAAATAATGAGGTCCAAATGCAATCACCCAAGAGAAGGGTGACAGCAAGGAGTACGTAAATTGTGCGCTTACGCTTTTTCATGAATCACCTCCCTAGGCACTCAATACGGAAGACAGAATTAGAAACAGTTTGGTCTAGTCGCATTTCCGCAGTAATCGCTAGCCAGAGTCCTGTTATTCGTAATGCTGTCTTCCTTATTCAGTACCTAGAGCAGTGCTCCTAACCTCATATACGGCATGCCGTAAGGGTGTCTACCGGGCGAATCAAATTCATTCAGCACTGACACTAAGTCTACTCACCGTGTAATTTCTGGGTGGGAGTAGCTCACCCGCTATTGGCTCATGTCCGGGGGTCAATGCCGCCCGCACAACATGAGGTAAAAAAGTAATGGGTCGGAACATCTTTGGCTTTAGGCAATTTCCGCTCTTGCCTGCTCCGCGTACGCCTCAGCCTCTAGGCATCCCTGGCAGCGTGTAGGTAGGTAATTGCATCGTTCGCACGCTTCATACGGGAGAGCTATTTAATCTCGCCTGGCCCTGTTTCACTTCCCGCACTGAACCGTAATTCAAGAGTGGCCTAAATGCTGCGCACTGCGGGTATGTGTGGCTGGCTTGTATTAGTAAGTGGCCCGACCGGCGAACCGATCGAGCCACAAACGTACCATAGATTTAATTGCTGTCCAGCCTGTCAAGGTGTGATCTATGCCACAGGTCAAGTTGATCTTTATTTTGGCTGCACAGGCTTGTTACGCACCCTCCACACTCCATAGACAGTCCCAACTAGTGAGATGAGCGCAACTACTAATCCGGCTACCTCTCCCCCATCTAATTTACCATCTTCCAAGGCTCCCCCGAGTGGAGTAAGGAAAACTAATAAAGCTGTGAGGGTAGAGCCGATAGCGGCAACCCACATCTTTGCCTTACTGACTGGCGTTGTCTGTGTCATTACCTTTGCCTCTCGTATCGATTGTTTTACATGATTGAATAGCCGATTTAAAGCGCTACCGCCTGGCCCCAATCGGTATCAAGCCCTACGGCGGTAACTACAAAGCTCCAAGGCGCTGTCGCAGCAGCATTGAAAAGACCCGTACCCGCGCTTGTGCTAATTGTGACAGCCAATACCCGGTTGATATCTGAGCTAGTCGTATTCGCGATGTAGTGATCGAAGTTACCCCAATAGTTTGTATTGGCAGCCGGAACATTGAAGCCACCCGGACCCCCCCGCGCTGTCCCCGCGATATTGGTATCACGGAAGTTTACTTGCATAATTCCAATTGCAGACATACGGCAAAGCCCTTGGAATGTAATTCGATAAGCCGTATGAGCTGAAAAGGTTGCTGATGGCATTGTGGTAGTTACAGCCTCAGCCGTACCTACAGCCGTGCTACCTGTAGTGCCGAAATGGTCAAGTAATGGAATTCGATTGTTATTGATTTTGCTAAGCAAGTCGTTTAGGTCCGACGCTGCCAACCGATTACCGGCGAAAAACGTCATTACGGTTCCCTTCTACACGCCGAGAATAATCGGATTGGTTACGTGAACCTCTTGATTGATCGGATGAGCAATTCCGACGTTACCGTTATTGACTCCCCGAGTAACTGTGAGCGCCTGCACATTACAATCGAGAGCAATTGAAATTGCTTGACTAGTTGCTGCTACACCACCCGTCACGGTAAAGGTGCCAGCACTGAATACGGTTCCGGTAGTGCCAAAGAAGTAATCCCATACCAAACTTGCATCATTACCAATGGTGGAAATCACCTCTGCGATTTCTGTAAATCCGCCTGCTACGGTCGCTACAGAGGTCCAAGCATTAACCTTTGCACCAATAACAAGGTATAGCGCTAGCTGGCGGTTAGCTGCGAAGGATGGCCAGGCTATATCCTGTGCACTACCATTTGATTGCGGAACCGTGGTAAGCGCACGCGGGGCAATTCCTCGGAATGTAGCAATCTGAGCTATTAAATCGTCGCCAGATGCTCCACCCGATACGGTAGCTGTCGGTCCGCTCTCGCTACCTGAGTGCACCTTTGAGAATACCTTGAAATTGGTAAATCCAGCTGTATCAATTTGTGCCCACCCGGTACCCGTTAAACCAACGGTAGCAGCCGTATTGCGACAATAGACAACCGCCACCATTGTGTCATCTTTGGCTGAGCTACCATTGATATTCAATCCAACAATATTTGCATTGTTGGATGTTCCGCCCGTGCCTACGCCTACCAATGACGTTGCCACGTCAGCAACGGCGGTAACCGTCATTTCTTCGCCATCGATACGCACGCGGTAATCGCCGGTATCATGCGCCCATTTAGAAGCAATGAATTCACTGCCATTGTTTCGGGTACGAACGGTCACTTGCGAAGCATCTAGAATATTTAATGTGTCGGTATCATTTGAATCTAATCTCTGATCAGAGGTAGCTCCGCCACTAGAGTCTAGGATTCCTACATCGTATGGCGCGGCTGCTCTGCCATTGATATCGACATGAATCCATTTCTGCGTGAATACCTCATCGTAGCCAGCGATATAGAAATCAAGTGGGTCGGGACCAATATCGGTAGGTGGGTTGGTTATCTTCATACGTTTCCATGTATCGAGCGTTTCCCACGTAGCTAACAGATTGTTAGTTACCGCCGCTGCACGCTCAAACCAGATTTGCACACTAGCGACTCGCGGTGAGTCGGCAGTGCCTTTATTAATTGTCCAACCGACATGCGCCGCTAATTGTCCGTCATCACTGAGGCTATAGGTGTTAGCGGTATCATATCGACCAACACCCAAACGGTCTATCGATCGGTCACTAATGTTTCTCGGTCCGCTTGTTTTAATTAACTGAAGAGAAGCGCCATCAGTCCGACTACCCGTGAAATCATTTACAATTCCGAAATCATCATCAGGCGTCTTTAGCGACTTAAGGACTCTGGCGGAATAGTCAAGTGTCCAAGCTATGGCCTGATTCTCAATGAAACCGCGCTCTGTAAAGCGTAGCCTGCCCCCCTCGCTACCGACTAGACCTGTAGTCGTATCCATGAATCCCTCATTGGCTAAAAGGCATTCACGCAATAGAGTTTGCAAATCATTTGATGTCTGCTTACCCATTGCCACGGTATCCGCCCACCCGGGTACACGCCTTACATTTGGTACACCTACCTCATTCAATAGGCGAGACCAACGGGTACCCGGAGGTTCGGCGTTGTAACCATTTCCTGAGCTATCTACAGTGGAGAAATTATATGCATCGAATACCGCCATGTGAGCAACGGCATCTTGGTCTTTTTCTGCATTAGGCAATAGGAAAATTGAGCCGATGTTACCGCACTGGCCAGTGACCCCCGAACCGCTAAGAAAGAATCCACCCCCGGATAGTGGGAATGTAACATATTGCCAATCGAAAGTTGTGGCTGACGCATTCTGTACCATCAATCGATGATGCATCCACGTATTCAATACCCAGCCACTATTAATTACATCGCCGGAATCGACTTTGGCCACACCATTACGATCGTACGCAATTACACGATAGGCACCTGTTTTCATAATGATGTCCCAAAAGCTAATACCAGATGCACCGGTATTGCCTACCCAACATCGGAATAAAATCGTGTCGGCAGTGGGGTAATTAGCGAGGTAGTAGAAGAAATCGAATTGCCAATGTCCCGCAAAGCTGTGTGAGGCGACATTCATAATTAAATATGAATTGCCTGTTAGTTGTACCGCTGGCTTGGAACCAGGCAAGGCGCTATTTTGCGCCCAATTGAAAGTACCGCTAAGAGCTACTGCCTTCCCTGAGGTATTGCCGATAATCAATGGAGTGTCCGTGCTCTCCAAATCCTCTAGAGGCATGTAAGTTACTAATTGCGTTGCTCCGGTATCCGATGTATAGATTGGCGAGTTATTGATTTTACGACCTGTGCCTGTTGTTAATTGGTGCCTACGATCGAAAGCTTGAATTCGTACATGGCGGATTTCGGCAACATCGTAATTAGCTGTCCAGTCAGGTACTAATCCTTCGAAGCGCGTCTTTAAGCCATTACCCGCATTCCAAGAAATGCGAATAGGCGTATTGACTCCGAGCAATCCGTAATATGGTCCGGCTAAATTCCTTGGAGAGAAGCGCTTACCGGCTGCACTAGAGGGATTCGTTTTATCGAAGTTAATGAATGTGACAAAGCAATAATCCGGAGAGGCATCATTGCCTTGATCTTCTGGCGTAAATCCATGATGAATAAAAATTGTGTCATCGAATAAAACATAGGTAGAGACATCTGTCCATACTCCTCCAAGAAATAATTCGACTAAAATGGTTAGCTGAGTACCCGGAAAGGTAGTAGCCATGGATTACCCCGGAACAATCGACGATTGGTAAATACGCACTTTGCCCAGTCGGAACGCTTCCTTAAGAGCCTCATAGAGCCAGTCCCCGCTAGGGCCTTCTACACGAATTGTTACCCCAACTGAGCCGCTTCCTTGTGCTCTCATTTGGTTTGCATTGGCAGCCGGATAAACCATGCTGCCCTGAGGAGTACGAATTAATTCAGCACCCTGCTCACCCGTACGGATTAGACCGCTTGCTACGCCTCCTACAGCGTGTCCACGCGCGCTAAGTCCTACTGAGACAACCTGAGAGCCTAGTACCGCTGCAATCGCGTCACGAGCCGCATAGAGACTGCCTCTATCAAGCTTTACGCGAGCATCGGTAATGTGTTGCTCAGGAATTCCCTCAACATCAGCGATAACGCCAGCGGCAAACTTATGGAAATCAGCCTGAGCTTTCTTTAGCTTAGGACCAATTCCCGGAATCCAACCGAATGCCTCTACTGCTCCGTCAATAATTCGACCGAACCAAGTAAGCATTGCAACGGCAAATACGTCCATTCCCTTTTTGGCACCTGACAATGTGTCGCCTACGCCAGCAAGGTATTTGATGAATAGACCGATCAATCCGCCGACAACTACCAGCGCGGCAACCAACGTCACCCCGAGGAATGTCCCCAGGTATTCAAGGAATGGCTTTAGTTTTTCAATCGAATCCTTGTTTTTATTCCATTCGTCTTCCAAATTGTGGAGCATGTTAATTAACGGAGGTCCGGATTTAGTCCAGAATTCTTGGAATTTGTCAGCAACTAATGCAATGCCCTCACGCATTTTCGGCCAGATATTGTCAATGAAATACTGCACAACAGGGAAGAGCTTTTCTCCTAATTGCGCTTTGAGCGTTTCTATTTTACGCCTAGCGGTTTCAATTGCCGCGCCGAATCCACCACTCATAGTGTCACTTGCGCGCTTTGTTGCGCCTTCCATATCGTGCATTTGATTCTTAGCAGTGTCTAAATTCATTGCATAAAGCGATGCACCTAGGTCTTCTGCCTGAGTACCGAAAAGAGCTACCGCCGCTTGTGCTTGCTTTACAGGATCCTTGATAGCGCGCAATTTATTAAGGGTTAATTCAAGTGCACCACTCGCACTAGTGCCACCCTTGCCAATGGCGGTAGCCATGTCCTTAGCATTCAAGCCGAGCAACTTAAAGCCATTGGCGGTAGTGGTGCTACCGTCGACAGCTCTAATAGCGAATTCCTTTAGTGCGTCAGCCGCTACGTCGGAATCTCTTGCGCCAGCTTTAATAGCCTGGTCAATCAAGCCAAGCGCTTGCGTTCCGTCAAGCCCTAACTTACGGAATTGGGTACCGTATTCATTAAAGGTATCAAGTAAGTCTTGTGCTTTATCGTCGCCTAATTGGAAACCCTTTTGAATCAAATCGAATGCTTGCTTTGGATCATCGACCAATCCGGTA